TCGGATCACCTAGCCAACTGATTGCATAAAAGTCTGTCAATAAACACTGCTTGGGTTGTGCTGAAACAAGTAATGCAAAACATAACAAGCACAGCACCAGCCATCTCATTTGGCCATTTCCGTTGAGGCCAAATTCATTCTGGTTTTAACAACTGTCAGGTCTGATGGTTCTTTGGAAAATCCCAAAGAAAAATAACCTTCAAATTCGCCAATCTCTGGTGGGATTGATGCAAGACAAGCAAATTCAACACCTTGTTTCTTTTCCCATTCAGAGGTTTTTCCAGTCACCTCTTGCTTGGCACAATAAACCTCGCCATTCATCATGGCAATCATTGCAGCATTGCGCACTGGGTCTTTGTTGAAGAGTGTGGAGTTGTACCCATCAAATGCAGTCTCACGGCCCTTTGGGCCATAGGCCAGGAGTGTGGTGCGGCCATTGACCACCAGGGTTGCTTTATGGACCACAATGGTGTCAGCCTCCAGGTCTTTCATCACGCCTTGGGCGATTTTCTCAAGCACTGGCACTTCACGCAATGAAGACTTGTGTGTGTTGCTGGTGATTGCACCAAGAATGACCTGGCGCGAGTCCCAGGCAAAATACCCGGCAAATGCCAGGAATGAAAGCAAAATCACTGTGAATAGTTTGAACGGGTTATCCACCCATTTGATCAAGTCAATGACCTTGTCTGTCGTTGTTTGATTCTTTGGCGCTGGTGCAGGCTTGGGGATGGACCGCTTGACAGCTGCCACCTTTGCTGGCGCTTTGGTAGTCGTTTTAGCTGTTTTCTTTGCAGTCACCATGGCTGAGTCCAAACAATGATAAAAAAAGACCAAATAATGGTGGCAGACAAAAGGACCGCAGCGATGAATGCCACGGCCCAGTCTTTCATAGCCCGAATATTTTCTTGACGAATTCGGCAGCCACACCTGGGCCAAGTAAAACTGCCAAAATTGCAGCATAGAGCAAATACTCAATCTTGGTCATGCGTCTGTCGCCATCCTTGAGGGTGTTGGCGATGCTGTTATATCGCTCGGCACAGATTGCTTCATGCACTGCCAAGCGCTTGTCGACATCAGCGTCCATTATGGTGACTCAGGCCAGGTGATGGTCCATGGGAAGCCGGACTGGCTGGTAATGTCTCGCAATGCCTGGCGATAAGTGGCCCAGGCAGTTTTGTCTACTGGCGCGTCAGCGACTTGCGTCCAATCTGTGGATGTCAGCTTGTCATTGCGTTCTGAACGCACCTGACCAGCTTTTTCTGCGTCAGGAATAGCCTCAACAGTAAATACACGATTTACTTGAGTGCCATCAAATACATAGTTAGGGCCAGCAATGCGCTCACGCTCTGTGTGCGTTGGCTCATTACCTACAATTGGATACAAACCAAATGCTTCTAAACCAGTCGCACCCACAGGGATGCTGGTGTTGCCCACTGTTGTTGGCAGGGTTACGTTGTAGCGAGTGATTACGCCGTTTTCAATGAGTGCGTACATTAAAGTTGTCCTCCGTCTGACATGGATGAATTCGTGTAGTTGCCGCCAGTCCCAGAATTTGCGCCATTATTTGCAGGGTCAAATAGCATATAAACCAATGGATTTGGAACGGTGTTTGCTGTGATTGCGGCTGGCAAATTTGTAGCGTAGTTAAACGCATCAGCGAATAACAGCCTGTTTGATTCCTGAGTAAAGTCAATATATGTATTTGCCAAATAAAACCCGCCTAAATTTCCGCGCAACAAAGAACCAGTCCATGTTGTCCCCCATTCAGCCCCAAAAGCACTGCGCTGTGCCGAAAAGTTCATGGTGTCGTTGGTGTACGTTGTCCATGTAACAGTTGCGGCAACGCCATTTATGTAAATTGCCCGTTTTGCTGTATCAGACAAATCAATACAGCAATGAATAGCGTAAGTCTTTGTTGTGCTATCAATCAAAATATCTGTGACTGTAGCGTTCAGAACAAACACGCCCGCTGAATTTGTAAACGCTATAGAAAACCCATTGCCAGCTTTTACTTGTAATTGGCCTCTAAATGCACTGCTTGCTGAACCAGCAGTAAACCAAAAACTTCGTGTGACATTTATAGAAGTTGGTTTGAACAAAGCAAAAAACGTCAGTGTCTTTGTGTCCGTTGCTCCAGACAGTGGCGTGTCTCGGTATAAATAACCAGAGTTTCCGACAGCACTGGCCCAATATTCATTTGGCCCACGCGCACCCGTGTACGGGCCTGAGTTGACCGTGAAGTCACCACCAGTGCCGTAGTTCTTGCCAGCGTTATTGCCGTACATCGGTAAATAGATTAGCGGGCTTGTTCCTGTGGGCAATTCACCGCTTGCGCCTAAATCTACGGGCTTGGCGTCAATCCCTGTGCCGCTTACGAACTTAGCTAGGTTTGATGCAACAGAAAGGTCGATGTAGCTGGTGTTGAACCAGAGTGCGCCTAACTTTCCGTTGTACCAGCTTGTTGTAGATGCACCAGTCCCAATGTAATAACGAGGGGTTGTTGAGATGTTGAAATTAATTGAACCGCTTGTGTAAGTGCTCCACGTTGAAGAAACAGCCGATCCGTTGATATAAATATAACGCTTTGCTGTGTCAGTAAGATCAACAGAAACAACAACATTGTAATTTCGTCCGACAACAAAAGTGACACCTGTTGTATTTGTACTAAGGATTTGAGTTGATGTGTTTCTCGCACTAACAGACAAATCCGTGGTTGAAAACACAACATCAAATCTTGCTGAAGTGGATGATGCAAAAACCACCATCCTCTGACCAGCAGTGGTTGAATTAGGTGTAAATGAAAACGCAATAGTGAAAGTAGAACTATCAGCAATCCCAGTAGGCGCAGTAGTTCTGCTCAAATAATCAGCAGACCCATCAAACGTGCTGTAAGGCGCGTTGTACTGATTAGGCCCACGACCTGAACGTGCAACAGTACCAGTCAATGTAAAGTTGCCACCAGTGCCTGCATTAGTCCCAACCGTAGTCGGGTCGCTCATTGGCAAATACAGAATCGGATTGAGTGCGGCTTGATTAGCGGCAGGTTTTAAGTCTGCTGTAACGAACAAACGACGGTTAGCTGTGATGCTCAGGTCGCGGTAGGTGTAGTCAAGGAAGACGTTGGAGAGGCGGCCTTCAAATCTTGAACCTCCAGCGCCTGTTTGTGAAATGTTCCATGACGATGCAGTGAAATCTATTGTCTGATTTGAGTATGTAGACCAAGTTACGCTTGAGTCTATAACGTCATTTATCGCTACATACCTGTTTGATGTAGAAGCAAGATCAATGCTTATTTGTAAGTTCGACCATGTTCTAAGAGGTAGTGCAACAGATGAAGTTCCCTGCAATATGATTGTGTTAGATGTGTTTCTTGCGACAAAACTAACTTCACCAGTATTTAAAATAAAAACATAAAAATCTCCATTGGCTCCATCCCAATTGGACAGTATGTAATCTGTTGCGTCATTTGTATCAGTCCACACCCAAGCACTGAACGTAAATGTCTTGCTTTCTGTCGCACCTGTTAGCGAATTTGCGAGCAAATAATCATTCGTGCCATCAAAATCGACCGCTTCGGCTTGCGTTACTGCACTAACCCCCGCTGTTTTACTTGCTGCAAACATTGTGAGTCCTTATGGTGTGTAATTCTGACCAACAGTTGTTCCATACCAGTTTGTGCCATCAGCAAAGAAACTAAAAATGTCTTGCTTAGATGCTGTGCTGGTGATCGTTGGTGCAGTCCCTGCTGGCCATTTAACTGTTGACCAGGTAACTGTTCTTGATCCAGTTCCATCTTGCTTCAAAAGCAAAATGAAAGACTTGCCAGCCGTGGCCGTTGGCATCGTGATCGTTGCATTGCCTGTCAAGGTAATGATCTGGACTGTGCCATTTGTCAAAGCCAAAGTGATGGCTGTGCTTGAGTTGGCTGTATAGGGCGTTTCAATGTAATTGGTAACAGTTGGATTTGTTAGCGCAGCATTTGTGTTAAACACCAAAACACCAGAGCCTGTCTCATCAGACACGACAGATATTAAATTGGCGCTTGATGGTGTTCCAAGCCAGGTCGCAACACCAGACCCCAAAGATGTGATGCCAGTGCCGCCATTGGCCGCAGCCAATGTCCCTGCCAAGGTAATTGTTCCTGATGATGTGATTGGGCCACCAGTGGCTGTCAAGCCAGTAGTGCCACCAGATAAGTCAACACTAGTGACTGATCCAGCGCCTGGGCCACTGAATGCAATTTGAATTGATCCAGCGCCTGGTGTAATGGTCACACCAGAGCCAGCAGTCAATGATGCTTTGGTCAATGTGTTGCCAGTGCTGTTTCCAATCAGCAGCTGGCCATCAGTGAAACTTGTCTCGCCAGTGCCGCCATTGGCCACAGACAATGTGCCAGTCACACCAGTGGACAATGGCAAACCAGTTGCATTTGTCAGCACAGCAGCCGATGGCGTACCAAGAGCTGGTGTCACCAAAGTTGGTGAATTGGTAAACACCAAATTGCCAGTGCCTGTCTCATCAGTCACAGCAGCTGCCAGATTGGCTGATGATGGTGTGGCCAAGAATGTGGCGATGCCAGTGCCTAATCCACTGACACCAGTGGATATTGGCAGCCCTGTCGCATTGGTCAAAGTAGCTGATGCTGGAGTGCCTAAGACTGGCGCGACCAATGTTGGACCATTTGACAACACATTGTTGCCAGTGCCAGTGCTTGTGCCAACACCAGTGCCACCCTTTGTGACTTTGAGCAATGGCCCAGCGTCAAACAATGCATCAATGGTGTCCAGATCATTATTGATCTTTGTTCCCCAGGTGTCTGTTGACGCACCAACTTCTGGCTTTGTCAGCAATAGATTGGTGGTGGTTGTATCAGCCATTTTTTAGTCCTTAACCAAATGTTTTTGCGCGAGTCAGCAAAGTGCCTCCAGAAGTCGATCCTCGATCATCGGCAGTTTGCAAATCATTCAAGGCACGCTCATACAGCGTGGCCCATGTCTGGATTCTCGCATCATCTTGCAAATATGGTGCAGCCTGGAGTAGTGATCCATACAGATAAATGTCAGGACTTGATGTCAAAACAAAATTGGTTGAAACACTTCCAGACAATTTGTTCAAATTTGCAAAGTAAACAATTTCAGCCGTGTAGTTTGAGTCAGGTGTTGGCACAAATCTTAATTCACTGCCAACCACACCAAAAAACTTTGGTCTGCCACTGGCTGTGAATTTTGTCGATTCCTGGTCCAAGGCATCCATTGTCATAAAAGACAATGGTGTGTCTGGATTTGTGCTTGTCAATTTAAGTGCCTTGACTTCCAAAAAGTCACTAGGCGTTGACTCAAATTCTGAGTCAATTGTCAATGTTGTCCTGGTCAACATTTGCCTGGTGCGCAATGTTCTTTCGATTTGCGCTTCAGCCAGGGAAATAAAGTCAGGAATGACAGAAGTCAGGTCCGAGCGATTGAGCCAGTCCCCGATTGAAGTCTTCAATTCCGCATAGGTGCTAAGTGCCATCTTTCGCCTCTTTTTCCATTTCCTCTTTCACAATCCAGGTGTGGTCATGGCGAAACTCAAATGTGCCAATGTGGCCAATTTCCTTTGAGACATCATGGTCGATGTAGATTTTGTAACCCAGCTCTTGAGCTTTCTTACAAAAGAACACATCCTCGCCCATATAGCCCCGTGTGGTCTGCCACGGCATATCAAACCATGGCTCGCTCATTCCCTCAAACACCTCGCGCTTGATGAGCATTATGCCAGTGCCAATGCTTCCCACCTCTTCCAGTCCAGTCGATTCTGGCATGGTGTAGACCGCCTGGCGCTTGCCATTTTCGTCATAGTTCTGAGCTGTCGGGCCAGTGGGCATTCTGCGTCTTGCGCAGTTGGCAGCCACGATTGGTGTGTCATGCTTTAAGAGTCTGCCGACCATGTCCTGGGGGAATGTCATGTCAGAGTCAATGAAAAGAATGTGTGTGCATCCCTCTCGCATTGCATCCAGGCAAAGGTCAGCCCTTTGGTTTTGGATGATTGTGCCTTGCATCAATTTCAGACTGATTGCGTCTTGGGTGTTGAGCGTGTGATAGGCCACCATGTTCACCATGCAGTAGGTGTAGTTGGTGTGGACCTGATCACGGGCAGGCGTGCAGACTGCGATGTAGTTCATACTTTGCCGGGTCTTGTTCTAAAAAATTGGTTTTCGCTGTCGTTTAGCCAGCGCTTCATGTATTCCTGGTCATCGATCTTGCCTTCGGCCTTCATCTTGTAATAAAGAGCTTCTGGGATGGATGCGACCAAGTGCCATTCACCTTTCCAGGTGGCTTTCTCATCTACAGCGTTGTAGATGGCTTTGTTGGCCTCAATGACATCTGTCACATCTTGCTGGGTCTGGATGGTGACTTCATCATTGTCAGTGTTGTAGTGCCAGGTGCGTGTGATGCCTTGCTGGGCGTTTACATCAAATAATTTTTTTTCAATCATTTAAAAAAAGAGCCAGGTTGCCCTGGCCCTTTCCTTTGCTTCGATTAAGAAGTGATCAAGTCAGCGGCCAAGCCGTGGGCGTTTTCAGCCAACACTTTGTGACCCCACTCAACGATCAGCATGCGCTTTTCAGCGTCACCAGTCTTAGCCAATTCGACTTGCTGGTAAGGACGCAAGACAGTCATCTTGGCGTAGTCAGGATCGATCACCCATGCATCGCGCTCACGCTGGAAGCGGTTTGCGATAACCTGGACATTGCCGAAGTCAGACACATAGATGTCAACAGCGCCAACCAAAGTGGCAGGCTTTGCACCACCATCAATGTTGAAACGGCTTGAAGCGATACCAGAGAAGCCTGACACGCGCTGTTTGTTAACAGGACCGCACATCAAAATCTTAGGTGTACCACCAGCTGTCCACACTTTCTGAATCACATTCTTGAGAATGGTTTCAGTGAATGTGCGCACATTGCCGTCTGTACGGGCTGATGTGGGCAGTGTTGTGTAAGATGGATCAGCACCATTGGTCTGCTTGTCGGTGTTTGTTTTAACAAACGCGCCCAAAGAGGCAGTCACACGAGCTGTCGTAGAATCACCAGCGACAGCGATGCCGCCATTCAACATGACGAATTCTTGGTCACGTTTTAGCTCAGCGCCACGTTTCGCGATTTGGTAGGCCAACTCGGAGCGACGTCCTGCTTTGTTCACAACTTCTTCAGTCGCTGACAAGATGATTGTCTTGCGTGAAATCTGTGCGTAGTTTTGCAAACGCACAGTTGCTGTCACAGAGTCAAACGATGCAACATCATCGCCCTCGAGCTGCGCATTACTTGCAGCTGAAGCCAATGTATCTGTTTGCCACTCATACAAACTGTTGGACACATTCTCGCGGCCAATGTTTGAAGAATATGGAGTTTCCTCTGGTGCAATATTTGTGATCACATTGCTCAAGTCTTCGCGGATACCCTTTGCAGAGTATGTCAAAAATGTATTGCTAACGATAGCCATAATTTCCTCATTTCAATAAAAGTTCAATTGCAGAGACCGCATCATCAATGCGGCCAGTTTTTGCAAGACGCTGCTTTGCGCGTGTACTTTCAGTTGTTGTCGAAACCCGACCAGCTGCTCCAGGCTTGGCTGGTCGTGGGCCATTGTTCACCACAGGCTTAATGCCTTGGCGTTTACTTACCATCTGGTCATACATTGCCGCTTTGCGCAGCAATAAGACCAGTCGGTGGTCGTAAACACTCTTCAAGTCTTCATCGGAAAAGCCTGCCGCCTTCGCAGATTCAATCACCAGCGCCTTTTCGGCCTTTGCCTTCTTTGGGTCTTTCCACTCCGGCAAAGCTGCTAGAAGTGCTTCTTGTTGGCTTTCAAGTTGCATCTCCATTGCACGCTGCTGTTCGTACTGAGAAACTTGAGCCAGGCGTTGCTGTTCGGCCTGAATAGCACCTAGTTTTTCTTGTCTCTCGCGCACGATTTCCTTTTGCCTCACCCACTCGATCGGGTCTTCGTGATAAAGACGATCTAAGTCGATTTGAGGCTCCGACACTTGAAGTTGGGCTTGCAATGCTCCCAACAATTGAGCGTACTGCTGACGCTCGGCCCGGACTGCCTGCGTTTCTTGCTCGACTTGCTTTCGCACTTCGGCAATCTGCTGCGTTTTCCGGGTGTAGTCCTGGGTCCTGGAGTAACCTTTCTGAAGCTCGTCTAGCGTTACAGAAACTTCCTTGCCGTCAACTTTGACAGTGAAAGTCTGCTGCTGTTCGTCCTCTTCAGATTCCTCCTCTTCCTCGGACTGTTCCTCTGAGGTCTCTTCCTCTGGCGCGTCTTCCACACCAGATTCATCCTCCTCAGAAGCCGCTGTCTCGGTGTCCTCTTCGGACTCCTCGACTGGCTGCGTCTCATCAACTTGCGCTTGTCCTTCATCAGGGGCCAACATTGCTGAGATAGCACTGGCCGCATCGGCCATATTCATTGCTTGTGTTTCTGCCATAGTATTTTTTTAAATTAGATTTTTCTGTGATTTGCTAATCGCATTCTGTGCAATTTTCCCGTTGTCCATAATCTTGATCAACTCTTGCCTCAAGCCATCAATGGCCTGGAGCATGCACCATGCTGTCTCGCGCTTCACAGACTCTTCGGGTTTCGATGATCGAAATACCCAAAGTTGGTCATTTTCCAATTTTGCAATTGCAGTGTTGAGGGTTTCATCCTCAAGAATCTGCTGGGCCTTGCGGCCCTTTCTTACCTGGTCTTCGTTTGTACTCACTGAGCCATTCCTGGAAAGGTTGATGGGGGCATCATCTCAGGCGCTGGTGGCTGCGGCTGCTGCACAAACTGTGCTGCTTGCTGCTGGGCCAACAATGCCTGCTGACGCATTGCTTCACGATCAATATTTTGCGCAGCGTCAATTTCCGCTGTGCTGATCTGTGATTTGTACTTTAACTCAATTTCATACTTTTTGAGATATAAATCTTGAGCCATTTTGTCGCGTGCCAGGTCATCATCCAAAAGCATTTGCTGGCGCTTTAGTTCCAGCTCGGCTGCTTTCTTCTGAATGTCGGCCTTGATACTCTCAGCCTGCACCTGGGCCAGCACTTCCTCTGGCGATGGTTTTGGCTGTGGCACTGGTGGTTTGTAGTCGGCAGGGATGTCCTGGAAATAACTCGATGAATCCTTAAAGCCTGACAGCTCCACAATTTTGCGCAATGTGTTGCTGAATTGCTGTGGCGTGACCAATGGATTTTGAGGGCCAAGCTGCTGCAAGATTTGCTCTTGCTTGGCCAGAATCATCATCAAAGCCTGCATGCGCTCGTTGGTGTCGCCATTGCCCAGGGCGATATTGATGCTGGCATCCATGCTCGAATCCCAGAATCTGGGGTCAATCTGCACCCACTCATTGCGCATGCGCACCATGCGTGCTTTGTCCTGGTGTGTTGTGGCCAGGAACAAAATGCCCTTGAAGAGCTTTTTCATGCCTTCAGCCAGGATTCGAGCTGTCAGCTCAATGCGGCCTTGGCTGGCGCTGATTGTGGCATTCACAGCTGCCTTGGTGCTTGACTGCAATGCATCAGCATTCAGACCCATGGCAGCCTTGCTCATGCCAGTTCTGTCTTCCTTGATCTGGTCCATGTATTCCATCATCGGGAATGCAGCCTGGCCAACAAATGGTGTTGTCAAAGGCTGGACCATGCCAGGCGCTCTCATGCGAATGATCGCACCCGTCTCATTGTTCAAGACATCGTCAATGTTGACCTGGCCTTCAACCACTGCTGTGCGTGGGTGAATGCTCTGGGCCAGGCTGTCCAATGTGTTTCTAAGAATCTCAGACTTGATCTCTTGCAAGTCACGGGTGATGTCAAAAATTGACATCGCCTCCAAGGGAGAAGTGTGTGGCTCTGGGTCACATGGAAAGTCAGCAAATGGGATGTAGCTGGCTGGCAGATTGCGCACCACCTTATAGCCACCGCCCATGCAGCAGACTTTGCGCAGCTCGGCAATGCCATCACCATCGTAGTCCACACGGGAATAAGCCTCGATGTACAGCACTCTGCGCATCATCGGATTGGCAGCGTCATTTGTGCCGAATGTCGTACTCAATGGCTGACGCGCCAAATACTCGTCATTGCTGTCCAAATCTGTCGTTGACAGATTCTCTTCAATCTCATCCTGGTCGTAACCCATGGCCATCAAATCAGCCACTGTGGCCATCTGGCGATGGGCAATGATCGTGGCATCGTCAAAAGACCTGGCGCGTCTGTCCAGCAGCAGCTCCTCTGGTGGCACAGCCATGATCCTGATGCGGCCATCCTTTGTGATTCGCTTGATCTGCACATCATGGATCATCGGTGCAGGCATCACCATTGGCTGGCCAGTCGTTGGGTCTACTGTTATCAGCTGCGCTTCATCAATCTGTGGGTCAGGGTAAGACACCACAATCTTGACTTCACCACCAGGCTCTTGCATCAGCATCTCAAGGGTCTGATCATCCAGCCCGGTGTATTCCTCAATGCGCACTTGCTCATCGTCTTCCCACCAGAATTTGGCAATGCCGCACTTGCGCACCAGGGCATCTTTGAAAATGGCGTAACTGGTCAAAAACCCGTTGTTGTCATTCTGGAAAACATAGTTTGCATAGTCGGTGGCCTGCTGCGCCATCTTTACATCTTCTGGTCCACGGGGTGCAAACTCGACCACATTCTCAGAATTAAAAAACACACGCATCAGGCTTGGCAGCATGGCCGAGACAGTGTCCCGAACCTCCATGGCCACCACCTTGCTGTTGCCTTCGACCTCATTGCCGAATAAATCACCGCGATAGTATTCAGTCCCTTTGGCGCGTGTGGGTGACAGATCACTGTCCACATAGCTCACCGCATCGGTCAGGTCTTGCGTGATGATCGCTTGCAGCTCTGCATCATCCATTGGCTCGGTGGCTGCAATGTCGGTGCTGATTTCTAATTCGTTCATTTTTTGTTCCTTGCAGATATTGCTTTGGCCTTCGACCTGGCATCAGCCTTGGAGCTTGCGCCCCATGCCTTCAGACTCAGCAGCAGCCGTGTCGGCTCGCCACCCTTCATCTCAGGCCCAGGCATATTACCCATTCGCGCCAAGAATGATGCACGCCTTGGATTGTCGCCTGATTTGACTGGCGCTTTTAAATTCATGCCCTCAGCCTTGGCGCTGGCCCGACCTTTGGCGTTTAAGCCGCCAGAGGGTGACTTACCCTCTTTACGCTGCCAAGCTGGGGTCTTCATTTCTTTTTCACTGGCTTGGCGGTTTTAGCCGCTGCTTTAAAGTCTGAAGCGCTTGGAGCACCTTTTGCCCCAGGCTTGCGCATCTTCTCTTTGCTTCCAGCAGCAATTCTTTCGCGTTTTGCATGAATGTTTGCATATAACCCTTTCATTCTTCTTCTCCCTCTTCATAGCCCTCTTCCATGTCCTCACCATCTTGCTCACCAGTGTTGGGACCACCGACCACCCATGCATCGCAAGTTCTGCTTGCTGCACACTTGAAATCAAAGATTTCGCAGTAACCCAGATCGGCCAACTTGATTGTTCCCCATGGGTCTGCTTCCATGCCAATACCCTGCGCAATGCACTGTTTCAGCTTGTCAGACACATTGAATGCCGCGCAGTTACCGCATAGGCTTTTCTTGGCATCCTCGGCTGAGACATCCCACTGGGCAGCCTTCTTTTGCCAAAACGCGCTGTTTGGCAGTTTTGGATTCTCAGGACCATAGGCTGCACTGGTAATTGCCTTGGCGCGGTTTTTCAGATTCAGAGTAATGCATGAGTTTGGCTCTGGCAAGCTGCACAGTGGCAAGGGTGGACCAGTTGTGAAGAATCCCAAGCAGGCAATTGCCATTGCAATGTCTGAAGCAAAGATGCCCATGCGCGGTC